TCATTTCCCGCTCACTTTTGCGAGGTTTTTTCTGGATTCCACCTCGGTCTGCACATTCAGGCCCCACAGTTCGATCAGCTGGGGCAGGATCTGGTAGATGGAGAAGGTGTTGAACTGGTCCAGAAACTCCTCCGGGCTGTCCGGCACCTTTGCCGGGTCCGCATGACGAGCCATCAGCCATGCCAGGTCCTCGAACATCTCCAGACTGAACAGGTCGAGGTTGGAATTGTCCTCATCGTTCTCCCCCACGCTCTTTTCCAGCTGGCGCAGGTCCTTGTAGATGTCACGGCTGAACTTGATGCGGTACAGGCGAGGCACAGCGGCACTTGCCTTAAAGGTGACTTCTTTACCATCGATCTCGATTTTCTTTGTAACTGCCATAATCGTAATCCTCCAAAATTTCATGTAAAATTGGCAGAGCCGAAGCCCTGCCGTGTGTCTGCTCTTCTATTACTCTGCCGGGTCAATGCTCACCAGTGCATTACTGCCACTCACAGTGGGCAGCTTTCCATCCCACTTCTGGATCTTCTGGTACTCGATCAGCGTATCGGACAGACTTTCCGCCAGTTTGCGGTTTGCCTCTGCCTGTGCGTCTGCGGCAATGGAGGTCTTCTGGGCTTCCGCCTCTGCATTGGTGATCGCCACCTGCTTATCCGCTTCCGCCTTGGCAATGGCAGCTTCATTCTCGATCTTTTGCTTATCTGCGTTCTGCTGTGCAATGGACTTCTGCTGGATGGCTTCGTTATAGGCATCCTCGAAATTCATATCATTGATGACGACCTTGTTTACGAACACAACATCCTCACCATATTTCTGCACAAGGGACTCTGCCAGCTTCTGCTGTGCCAGAGGTTCGATCTTGGTACGGTTCGTCACCTCATTGGGACCAAGTTCAGCCATCGCAGACTTGATGGCTGATGCCACCAGCTCGTCACCGACCAGATTCTTGATGTCGGACACATTCGCATACAGCCATGCACTCTTCTCAGGAAGCACCTGATAGGTCACGATGACATCAGCGGCATACACAGGGGTCTTATCGGAGGCTTCACCCCAGACCTGCGCTTCGATGTGCTTATCCTGCTGCTTGTTGTTGACCTTGTGGATGCTCTGCACAAAGGGAATGCAGAAGTTGAGCTTACCGCTCTGGATGGTGGTCTCCTGGATCTGGCCGAAGCTGGTCTTCACGCCCGTGTAGCCGGTGGGGATAATGTGGAACGAGCAGACAGCCAGCACCAGAACGATGATCACTGCGAACAAAGGAAAGATTTTCTTCATAGTCATATACCTCTTTATAATAATGTAAGCAGAGCCGAAGCCCTGCGGTGTGTGTCGGTCACTTAGCCCTGCGGCTCCTCGGTGTGACTGGTGTCCTCGGTGTCCACAGCTTCCGCCTGCGGCTCGTAGACCGCATCGTACCTCTTGTTATAGACATCATCGGTGGTGTTGGTACCGGTCTTTGCCTTGACATAACCGTTTGCCAGAGGGGTTGCCTGCAGGTTCAGGGTGTCTGTCTTGACTTCCTTGCTGTCCTCATTGGTCTCACCCTCAATGGACGGACGGCTTGCCACACAGTTGTACAGCACATGACGGATGTGGCGCTGGTCGCCATCGAACTCGAACAGGAAGGCGAAATGCTCCAGTTCCACATTGGCGTTCTCAGCAAGCACACCGTTGCCATCCAGCTCCTCGTGCATGATGTCCGTGAGGAAGCTCTCCGGGATCAGCGCGATCTCCAGATCACCCTCGTAGCCGGAGTTGTTATTCACGACATAGTAGGCGATATTGTCCGCATAGAACGGCTCGATCTCACCGTTAGCATCCATAGAAAGACTGACTGCACCGGGGATGTGGACCGGCTTTGCATAGGTGACACTGCCATCTTCGTCAAAGGTTGCCTTGGCATAATGGCAGTTTTTCAGGCCAAATTTGACCTTATTGCTTTTCTTCGACATAGTGTTCCTCCCATAAAAATATCCTGCATGAGCATCACACAGTCAGCTCATACAGGACTTCATACATCTTTTCGGTTTCGATCCAGACCTCACTTTTCTCATAGTAGAGTTCGTGTGCGGTCAGGACTTCTTCAATGCTTGCTTCCATATCCGGGTCTTTGTAATCGGTGTACACCTCAATGTCTAGCCGGTTGAAATGGTGGTACACAAGGTTATCCGCGCCGAAATTCTCGGCTTTCGGATACAGGAAGCAGATAAACGGTGGATCAGGGCTTTCCCCTTCTGCGAAATGGTCATACGCATAAGGAAGCCCCACCTCCTCCACCAGAGCTTTTACTTCTTCGTGGGTCATTGGTTTCTCCTATTTCAGTGCCTTTTCGATGAGGGACTGGAGCTGCTCGATACCGGCCTGCTCTGCCGGAGCGATATGCGGTCTTCCCGCCACACGTCTACCGCCGCGCTTGGCATGACCTTTTTCCAGAAGATGAGCCAGCCGGTAGCGGTTCTTGGAATGCACCACCATCTGAAGGCTCTGGCTGGATTCGGACTGTTTGGTCGCCACCCAGCTTCCTTTGTATGCGCCCGTCCGGGACGGTGCATTGGCGGAGATCTGGTCTCTGACCGTTTTGGCAGACTTACGCATGGCACTCTTCACCTGCGTGGAAGCAAGCGTTGCATATTCTTTTAAGCCTTCGTTGATGGCCTCTGCCATCTCATCGATGCTGACGGTTCTGCTCATCCGGCTGCCTCCTTTCCAGTCTGCAATGAATCTTCAGGATCTTCTTCTGGTAGTTCATCGGGTCAACGGATTCGATATTGTAGAGCTGCTCCCGGAAGCGGATGCGGAAACCGGTGGAAGTCAGACCTCTCGTCTCACTGCACCACCGGACCGTGAACACCACGCTCTTCTGTTCGGCTGTGACCTCACCCTCTTCTTCCTGCGCCTGATAGGTCGAAGCGTAGGCAAAGCAGGTGAAATATTCCTCCCATGTGTTCCGATGGTTTCCAACCTTATCGGTCACGACCGTGCTTTTCTCGATCGTGATCCGCTCATTCAGTTTCTCGATCATCAGAACACCCCCTCCCTCACAGCAAACAGAATAGAACGAAGCGTCAGCATCAGCTGTTTATGATCAGCTTCGTCCCGGTGCTCGTAGAGATACCCCAGCGCATACAGAATCGCCACACGGCAGGTGCTGCGCAGGGCTTCCAGTTCCCTTGTGGGCTGCACTCCGTTCTCGGCATCCCGGTCAGCGGCATTGACTGCCTCCCACTGGTCTTCCGATAGACGGCCCACGTCCTTGCACATCTGCTCCGCAGAAGATAAAAGGATGCCGATCAGGGCATCCTCATCGCTGCTGTCCACGCGGAGATAGGTCTTCGCTTCGTAAAGCGGGATCAGTGCCATAACCGGCTCCTCCTTTCCGGGCTTTTTAGCCCTGCGGTGCCATCTGCAGAAGCTGTACGGCTTCGGGCAGGATCAGCTTGCCATCCACACGCTGGGTGGTCAGGAAACCGACCTGATCAGTACGGGCATACAGCTCGTTCAGACGGCGGAAGGTGCGGTTCTGGCGGTCAGCCACCCAGTAGTAGCTGTAATCGCCAAAAGCCATGACCTTGCTGCCACCCTTGATCTCCGGCATGAAGGCGGAAGTCTTCAGCGGACGGTTCAGCAGGGTATCAGGCTTGCCGATCTCCAGACCCGGCTTCCAGATATAGTTGCCGTTGTTGTCCTTGATGGTCATCAGCTGCAGCACCAGGGCCTCGTTGCAGAGGAACTGTGCCTTCTTGCGGTAAGGAGCCTTCAGTGCATAGTAGAGCTTGAAGATCTCATCAAAAGACACAGCATCCTTCTGGGCAGCGGTCACACCGACCTTGGCACCGCCAGTCTCAGCCAGCAGACCCAGAGGCTTACCCACACCGTCACCGGTGATAAAGGCGCGCTCCTCTGCATTGCCCATACGCACACCGAAGCGGCGGGCGATATAGGTGGCAAGGTCGAAGGCAGAATCGTTCAGCAGCTCATTGGAGATCTTGATCATGGTGCCCAGCTTGTACGCAGACAGCATAGTCTGACCGAAAGTGGTATCGCTCTCCGGAATCTCCTCGTCCTCATCGATCCAGCTTGCCTCACCGGTATCCTCTGCGATGGGAATCTTACGGGTGCCGGAGCTGGTGCGGATGACCGTTGCCATGCCACGGAAGATGTTGTTTTCCTCCAGTGCCTCCACCAGCTTCTTCTCAAACTCATCGGGAACGGTAAAGCCGCCCTCGGTGTCCTCACCCACAGACAGGGCATTGCGGACCTCGCCGTAATGGCCACGGTTGCGGATCATGTTCCAGAAGTTCTCGGCATACTCGGCAGTGGCGGTCGGCTTGACATCCTTCTTGGCACCGTTCTTCGGGTCAGCGTGGACAGGACTGGAAGTCGGTGCAGACAGCTGTGCCTCGATCTGTGCCTGCTGTTCCAGCCGCTTGATCTCAGCACCCAGGTCCTTGACCTCCTGTGCCATCTTGTTGTACTGCTCCACGGCCTCAGCCTTTACCAGACCGTTTTCGCCGCGGTTCTTCTCCAGAAAGTCCTTGGTCTGCTCCCAGAGAGTGTTGCGCTTGGTGCGCAGTTCCAGAATCTTACTCATAGTGTTTGTCCTCCATAAATTGATTTGTGGTGATATGAAAAACAGCCTGAATGCACATCACTTCATGCACTCAAGCTGTTTCATCAGGATATTGTAGGGGATGCTTCCATCCTCGGTCTTGCCGTCCATGTCAAGGACAGGCCCCAGATTGGCAGGCGGTTCTACCAGAGGGGTAGGCTCTGCGGACAATTTCGAGTCAGCAGACGGCTCCTTCGGCTCAGTGTGTTTCTGGCCTACCTCTTCCGGCTTCACACCCAGACGGTTCAGGACGATTAGATCCATCTGACGGCTGGAGAAAAGGTGCCCTGCCGTATCCTTCTGGAACGGCTTCTTTTCTCCGCCCTCGCCCGGTTCACTGTCAGAGTCTTTTTCCGGATTCTCCGGGTCTGCCGGGTCACTGTCCGGCTCCTCCTCTTTCTTAGCAAAGAGGATCTCGTCTGCAAAGCCCAGCTCCACAGCCTTCTTCGCATTCATCCAGGTCTCATTGCTCATGAGGTTGGCGATGCGGGCGTGGCTGAGTCCGCTCTTTGCAGCATAGGCATTGATGATGCTCTCCTTGACCTCGGTCAGCACCTCGATGGCCTTTTCCATGTCCTTGGTGTTGCCCATCGCAACGGTGCTGGGGTCATGGATCATCAGCATGGCAACAGGACTCATCTGGACAGTATCACCAGCCATTGCCACAACGGATGCAGCAGATGCCGCAATCGCATCGATCTTGACCGTGATGCTGCCCTTGTAGTCCTTAAGCATGGTATAGATCTCGGCAGCGGCGAACACATTTCCGCCCGGAGAGTTGATCCAGACGGTCACATCCCCCTCGCCGGATTCCAGCTCATCCCGGAACATCTGCGGCGTTATTTCATCGCCCCAGAATGATTCCTCATCGATGGGACCTTCCAGCCGGAGGATTCTGGTGTCGTCACTGTTTTTGATCCAGTTCCAGAATTTCTTCATCGGGTTCTCCTTCCATTTTTCCGTGGCTTACTCTCACTCAGCCGGTTATCGCTGTCAGGTTCTTCTTCCGGGTCTTGTTCCTCTGGCTGTGTCTGTTTGGGCTGATTCTGCTGGACTGCGGCAGCTTTATTCTGCTGTGCCACTCCTGCATCTTTCAGCTTCACATAGCCGCCGTTCAGGTAATAGTCGTCACCACCCTCCTCTGCCGGGATGAGATCCATGTTCTCCAGACGATGCACATCATTCGGAGAGAGGAAGCCGTTACTGATTCCTGTCGCATAGCCGTTCATCCGGCTCTGGTAGTCGCCACGGAGCAGACCATCCACATTGAATTTCGGGAAGTAGATATCCTGCTCCTCCTCCAGCAGCAGATCCTTGATGATGCCCTGCTCGATGCGGACAAGCCACGGAGTCAGGGAGTGCATCACGAAGTTCAGCGACTGGTATTCAATGTTGGAGAAGGTCGCCCTGGACAGATCGGCTACCAGATGCGGAGGCACACGGAAGATGCGGCAGATCTCCGTCACGGAAAACTGCTTCGTTTCCAAAAACTGGCTGTCCTCCGGTGGCAGGGAGATTGGTTTGTAGGCCATGCCCTCTTCCAGCACAGCCACACGATGGGCATTGGCTGCACCGCCATAAGCCGCCTCCCAGCTATCCCGGATACGGTTCGGGTCTTTCACAACGCCGGGATGTTCCAGCACACCGCTTGGCTGTGCGCCGTTCTTGAAGAAAGAGGAACCGTATTTATCCACGGCAATGGAAGTGCCGAGGCTGTTCTTCATCATGGCGATCGGTGAGAAACCGATCAGACCATTAAACCCAAGCCCCGGCACATGGAAGATCTCGTCCCGGCGAAAGTAGAGGTCTTTATTCTGCTCTCCCGGAACTTCATCCGTGTAGGCGTGGTAGATATAGTAGAGCTCACCGCTCTCGTCTCGATCCACTTCGACATTTTCCGGCAAAAGCGGATACAGCCCCAGCACCGTATTCTTGCCATCCCGGACGATCTGTGCGTAAGCGTTGCCCCAGAGGAGCAGGTGGGTCATCAGTGTTTCCCAGAAGACAAAGGATGTCATCTCCGGGTTGGGCTGGCGATACAGGATTTTGTACAGCGGATGATCCCTCGCCTTTTCCTTGTTGCCATTATCGTCTGTCACCCGGTAGAGATGCAGCGGCAGTGCCGCAATGGACTCTGCCAGCAGACGGACACAGGCATACACAGTCGGAATCTGCATGGCGGCTTTCTCATCCACCTGCTCCCCGGCATTGGAGCGACCAAACACAAAGGTCTGCCCGGAATCGCGGACGTTATCCGTGACCTTCGGCAGACCTTCTTTTGGCTGTTCTGTTTTTGGAGAATCCCTTGGATTCTCCAACCCCATCCATTCCCAGAATCCCATTAAGCCTTATCCCCCTTTTCCAGTTCCGGCAGACCGGCAAGGCTGGTACCGAGGGACGCAACACCTGCCACGATCACTGCACTGCCGACCGCCATCCAGTCCACCGTGCCGCTGGGCATCTGTGTCACGACCAGGGCCGCGCCGGTCTGGAACATTGTCTTTGCAGCACGGATGCCGGCTGCCTTCCACCATTCTGCACTCATCAGATACTTCATTGTGTTTTCCTCCAAATCTTCATATCAAAAAACGATCATGTCACGTTCGTCATAGACGCTTCCCTGCTGCTGTCCTTCGTTTCGGATGCAGCGGTCCAGTGCCGTAATCGCAGCGACGATACCATCGATCTTCTCCGGCGATTTTGCCTTTGTCGGCTTGATATTGCCTGCCGGGTCGGTATCCACGACCACATTCCCCGCCATCCATGCCATGACCGGGTTGCCGCCGTGGGTAATACGCCCTTCCATCAGGATCTTGTAGAACTCTTTGGTAGGCGGGCTCATATCTTTAAAACCCTGACCGAAAGGCACGACTGTGAATCCCATCCCCTCAAGATTCTGGGTCATCTGCACGGCTCCCCATCGGTCAAAGGCAATCTCCAAGATGTGATAGGTCTTACCCAGCTCCTCGATGACTTTCTCGATAAATCCGTAGTGAATGACATTGCCTTCTGTCGCCATCAGATACCCCTGCTGATACCAGACATCATACGGAACGGATGCCCTGCGCACACGCTGGGGGATCGTGTCCTCCGGTATCCAGAAGAAAGGAAGCATGATGTACTTTTCTTCTGGGATTCTCGGTGGGAACATCAGCACAAAAGCCGTGATGTCTCCGGTGCTGGACAAGTCCAGACCTCCATAACAGTCACGGCCTTTCAGGGCTTCCATATCAATGGGCTGGTTGCCCAGATTGTAGATGTGTTCCGGGATAAACCGGGTCAGCGATGCAACCCACATATTCAGACGAAGCTGCTTGAACACATTCTCCTCTGCCGGGTTGTCCAGTGCTTCCTGGTACGCATCCCGGACACGCTGTATCTGGATGGTCTGGCCCAATGAGGGGTTTACCTTATACCAGTTGGCTTCATCGTGCCAGTCATCCTCATCCGTCAGTCCATAGACCACGGGATAAAAGGTGTGGTCGATCTTACGTCCGGCCAACAGGTCAAGGGCTTTCATGTGGAGCTCGTAGCAGATGCTCTCCTTGTCCGTGCCGGCCGTAGTGATCAGGAAGAACAACGGCTGCTCACGGGCATCACCGGAACCTTTGGTAAGTACATCGTAGAGCTTTCGGTTTGGCTGGGCGTGAACCTCATCCAGCACCAGACCCGACACGTTCAAACCGTGCTTCGTGCCGACTTCGGCAGACAGGACTTGGTAGAATCCCGCGTTCCCGTAGTTCACGATGCGCTTGGTGGCTGCCATGATCTTACACCGTTTCAAAAGTGCCGGGGTCATCTGCACCATCTGATGGGCAACATCAAAGACGATGGATGCCTGCTGGCGGTCAGCCGCAGCACCATAGACTTCGGCAGATGGCTCATTATCGGCAAAAAGCAGATACAGAGCCACCGCGGCGGCAAGTTTGGACTTGCCGTTCTTCTTGCCGATTTCGACATAAGCCGTGCGGAACTGACGGTTTTCTCTCTCGTCCACGATTCCAAACACATCCCGGATGATCTGCTCCTGCCAAGGGAGAAGCCAGAACCGCTTGCCTGCCCACTTACCTTTGGTATGACGCAGGTTTTCGATAAAAGTCACTGCCCGGTCTGCTTTTGCGGCATCGTAATGGCAGGTCGGAAGCATGAACCGGCTGGGCTTGTAGTCCTTCAGTTTCGGATAGTTTTTTGGTCTTGTTTCTGCCATCAGCTTCCACCTCCTCCCAGCAGATTCTCCATCTCATCGGCTGCATCCGCGGGACCGCCGTCCGAAGCAATGATCCGGCTTCGGGAGGACGGGGTCAGACCGAACTGCTCTGCAAACTTGTTCATGATCTTCAGATAGGTCTGTGCGATGGACACCTGCGGCACCTGCTGCCAGTACCCGGACGAGGTCTTGACGATGGTGCCATGCTGGGTGATGAACTCCTCCGCCTCTTTCCATCGGGCATACGCCTGACAATAACCGGCGAAGGCAGCCATATCTACTTCGGTCAGGATGCCGATGGCTTCCATCTGTTTGGCAAGTCTGCGCCATTCCTTCTTTGCTTCCGGCTCCAGCCACTTCGGACAGGCCGGTGCTTTCTTGTTGGGCTTCGGTTCGCTGGTATTCAGCGGATGCTTGCCCGGATTGCCTTCCAGTTCCTTCATGGCGGTCGGCTTTGGTTTTCTGCCTCTGGTAGCCATTGGCTTCCCCTCCCTTCTGCAAAAATGGGTAAAGAAAAAGGACCTCCGAAGAAGTCCTTGAAATCTATATAAAACACATCGGATACGAGGCACAGCCCCTTTCCGGGGCTTGTACCTTTTGGGTGCTGTTATGCGTTTGGGTTGGCTTCCTTCCAAGCCTCGTATTCATCGACCAGCTCTGCCTCCTCGATGACCTGCCAGACGCTGCAGAAGCGGCTTCTTTGCTGCTCGATCTCTGCCGCCGTCCAATCCTCCGGCTTGCGGCTCATGTCGTGGTAGCCATCCATCTCTGCTTTCGTCCGGAAGAAAAGGATCTGCTTCAGCTTCAGCGTTTCCTCGTTGTTCCGCAGGCTGTACCGCCTGTCCTCTGCCGCCCTGCAAAGGCTTCCGAGGTCGCTGCAGCTGAGGGTCATGTCCTGCTTGAAGGCGATCTCGATGCCGATCAGCTTCTTCTCGGTGTCGGCCCCCTGAATGTTCTTAAGGTAGGTTTTTGCTTTGTTCGTCATGGTCTGTATCCTCCGTGTGTTTTGTTTTCCGTAGGGGTTTTTCCTTCGTTGTGACTGTATATTACCGTCACTGCCGGATACTATCAAGCGGCTATGCTGCACGATCATACACACCTCTTTTTGTCGGATTTATGTGTATTTCCACACTGAAAGAATCCGCCACTACGAGCAAAAGCTCCCGAAGGAGCTCTGCCTTTTTTCAGTGTGCGTTCCTGATGCACCACTCCATTGCGTGTCCGGCATCCGTGTAGGTCTCATCGGAAATCTTCAGAAGTTCCAGCCGGCACTCAATCGGTGACCAGCCTTCCTCCGGATCTTCCACAAAGCCGTATACCGCTCCTTCCAGCATGCCGTTCCAGTTCATCTGGGCCACCAGAACCCTGTCACCGAACTGCATGATGCTGTCGTAGCAAGGTCTGAGTCGGTCGTAGAAGCTCTCGATGCTGATGTTGTCCTCCGGAAAGTCAATCAAATGCTTCTTCATGGTAAAATCCTCCGTGTTTTCGTTTTTTCCTTGGGGCTTTCCCCTTTCGGTATGTGCATATTACCGTCAGGTGCAAAGGATAGCAAGCGGCTAAAGTACACGATCTACTGCCCGGAATAACAAGCAGAATGTACATCACTCTGCATCCTGCTCCATGAGTTCCACAATGGTATCGTAGAAGAACTGCGGGTCATATGCCAGCGGTTCCCGTCCGGCTTCCTTATCCATCCTGATCTGGTCTTCCACCATATCCTCGGCATCTTCCAACGTGAAGGCATCCTTATCGCTGTCATCCATGTGGTTGTAGATTTCCACAATGGTATCCATCATTCGTTCTTCCATTTGTTTTTCCTACCCGGCGCATCCACGCCGCCACATCTGCCCCAGTCTGGGGCTTTTTCGGTTCATTCGGATCGTTTTGCCACCCGTGGCACAAGCCCCTGTGTGGGGCTGTGTCGGGCTGTTTGGGTTTAGCGTTTTGTCTTGCCCAACAAATAGGCTTCTTCCATCGCTTTCTGGATGGACCAGACCGGAACTTCGACGAAGTCCTCACTGTCGCATCCACGCTCTTCGAGGTCGCCACGGCTGTCTACCGCTGCCATCAGGCGTTTGGCAATCTCCATCAGGGCTTTCTCCTCGGTCTTGGTGATGTTCTTCTTCATTGTAACTTCCTCCGTTTTTCTTGGTTTTCCGTTTTGGTATGTGCATATTACCGTCTGTTTTGCACACATTCAAGCGGCTATCCTACACAAAGATGAGTGCCCAGATCTGTGACAATTACGGCAAAGGAAAAGGGCCGCCGTTTCCGGCAAGCCCCGTGTGTTTCTCTGGCTTAGTAATCTTCTTCGTCGTAGTCCTCTTCGTCCCAGTCATCCTCTTCCTCATCCATCCAGCTGTCATCCTAGTCTTCTTCCTCATCCTTGAAGTCCCACATGTCTTTGGTCGGCTGGTTTCGGAGGTCTGGGTTCTGCTCGATATAGTCGGCGACCGCTCCCTCAAGGGTATCCAGCACCTTTTCGTAAGCATCCTCGCTGAAGATTTCCCAAAGGGCAACCGTCAGGTCTGCGATTTCGTGGTTGCCTTTTGCAATCAGGAATCGGGCCGGAGCGTTACAGGTTTCCTTGCCGTAGGCAATGTTCACCATGTCGCCGTCATTGCAGAATCGGTATCCGATGCGGTTGATGGCTCTGACAAGCTCCCCCGCGAGGTTTTCTGCCTTGCCCGTGTCAGGAACCAGCTCATCAAAAAGTTTGCTCAGCCGTTCTTCGTTCTTTGTCATTGTTGTGTCCTCCATGTGTTTTTGTTGTTTTCCCTTTCGGTGACTGTATATTACCGTCACCTTGGAACACTATCAAGCGGCTAAACTACACGATCATCAAGCCCTGTAATTGTCATATTTATGTGCTTTTTATGCTAACTTTCGGAAGACAGACACGAGCAAAAGGCTGGTCATTTCCAGCCCCTTGCGCCTGTCGGTCTTGCCTTTAGCGGATGATTTCGAGGTAACTTACGTTGCCTCAGCAGTCCGTTCCTTTGAAGCGGATGCGCTTTTCGTTCTCCCTGTCGAGGGTGAATTTCCGCAGGAGCTTCATCTTCTGGATGCGGTTCAGAAGGTCTTTGCCGTCTTTCGCATCCTCAACGGCATCCCTGATCTCGACCACCGAGCTGTCACTTCCGTACCAGAGGTTGCTGAGTGCCTCCGGGATTCCATTGTCCAGATAAAGGTTGATTTTTGTGTAGGTCACGCTATTGTTCTCCCTTCGCTTTTTGTAGCTGTATATTACCGTCACATTGAGATAATAGCAAGCGGCTATTGTACACAATCATCCAGCCAGACATTCGGGCAGATGTGTTAATCTTCCACCCCGTAGAATTCCTCGATATGCTGTCTGCCACCCGGCTCGGTCACTACCGAGGGATACCGCACCTTGCTGCCGTGGCCGGTCAGGAGATCTGCCGCAAAATCAGCCAGCTGTCCAATGATTTCCATATTCCATTCGAGGTTCTCATCCTCTGCCACAACCTTGCAGAACTCGTAGGCTGCACCGTAGATTTCATCGTTGCGGGCAGCCTGTTCACCTGAAAGCTCCAAGTCTGCGGTTGATTCCGCCTCCGCAGCCTTCGGCAGTTCTGCCCAACGGCCCTCATAGGTTTCGCCGGTCATATACCCATTGACATCGTACTCGTTGACGCGCACCCACTGGTTGCTCTGGAACACACGCGCAGTGATTCCGTCCTTGCAGATGCTGAGCATTACCTTCTCCCCGTTTTCATTTTCACCCCACAGGGCATCCGGATAATCTCCGAACTCCTGTACCATCTGGCGGCGGGATGCCGCATTATCAAAATCTGCCGCCAGTGCATTGAGGCGGGTCTTATTCAGTTTCTTTTCCATATTCGTGCTCTCCTCTCAAAAATTCAGGGTTTTCAGAATCTTATCCACTCCAGTTTCCCAGTCATGGCAGGTCAGCTGGATGCGGCTGTAAAGTTCTGCGCTGTCCGGCTCATCGAAAAGCTGGAAGCATTCTCTGGCGAAGCTCTCATCCGTGTACTGCTGGACTTCATCCGGCTGTCCATCCAGTCGGGTAAATGTAATTTCGTAGGTAAATCGTTCCATGTTCGTCGCTCCTTTCCGTTTCGGTGTGCCTATATTACCGTCAGGTCGGGATAATAGCAAGACCATAAAACATCATATTATCAACAATCTTAGCCCCTCATGTTTGGTACATATATACCTCCGGATTCACTTGCTATATATGTGTTTTTGCGGCATTATACACACAACGAAAGCAAAGAAAACCAAACGAAAACGGAAGGATGCAAACCATGAAAAAGACCATTACCGAAGTCGAAACCACCATCGAGGAGCGCATCCCAGAGCTTGAAAAAGAATACGAGCTGGACTTTTACGACCGCAACGACATCCGCGAAGAAGAATACCAGAAAGGCGGCTGGAAGCACGACCCCTTCCCAGAGGAGCTTGAGGAAGAAGAAGCCGAGGAAGAGGAATGGCACTACCGCAGCATGGAGGAACAGCTCAACGAGGTCGGCATGAGCATGAGGGATTTCCTTTAAGGAATCCCCCAAGGGACTCCCCAGCAGAGGCTGGGGCTGTTCCTCGTATCTTCCGCTTTCGTTTGTTCGGATACACAAAACCGCTGCCAGATGTTTGTGTACATTATGGCGGCAGTTCTGCTTGCTATTGTTGCTATCCAGAGTTAAGATACAGTAAACTGGAAGATGGGTCTCATTATTTTGAGGCCCCCATTTTCCGATAAGACCAAGCCCTCCCGGTCTTTTCTGGCCGAGAGGGTCTTTTTTCTGATTGCGGTATCTTATTCCGGCTTCGTTCCGTCATCCATCTGGATGACTGCCATCTGTCCGAACATGCTGACGAATGCCTCCGGCACCCAGAAGCGTTCCCTGAATTTCCGGATCAGGTTCTGGGGCAGCTCTGCGAAATCTTCCTCGCCCAATCCGCAGATGAAGAAGTTTCCCTTGATGGGCTGCTCCAGTTCCGGGATGTATCTGCTGAATGGCTTCTCGGTGAACAGCCCGTTGTCATCGGTGACCAGAGCAGCGCATTCTTCCCACGGGTAAGTGGCTGTGATGCAGTCGCAGTCGAGGATGCGGTAAAACTCTTTCAGGGAATTTTCGATGTCCACCACCTGCGGATGTTCCATCGGTTTGATCAGAAGGACTTTCATTCTTCCACCTCCTCGATCATCCGCCGGGCGGCATCCTTATCCATGCATTCCTTCAGCGCGCCTTCGAGGATGCGCATCGGGAAGCGGAATGCCTTATAGCCGTCATGCAGGACTTTGTAGTAATACCGGCTCGGTGCGCGGTGTCCGAAGTCGTTCTCCATGATGTAGACCATTGCGGTCACCATCTCCGGCTCTGCCCCTTCTCGGAGCAGTTCGATGTTCAGGTCTTCCTTGCGGTAGTAGTTCGGGTATCCCTCATAGAGGTCGAGGTTTCCTTCGTCCTTTTCTGAGATCTCCCACACCAGAACCGGCGTGTTCTTCTTCGGATTTGGTGCGATGGTGGCGCAGCCGCGGAACAAAAGCTCCCAGCCGGTCAGCACCGCCTGACCTGCAATTTTTGCTTCCGGGCATCGGTCTGCCATCTGCTCCACCGACAGGTTGCTGCCATAGGCAATGTAGTATTTCTTGTTCTTCATATTGAATCTCTCCCTTCAAATTCGGTTCTGTCTTCCGCGCTCGTCTGGCGGTATGATATATATCACTCTTTTGCCCCGATTTATCAAGGCCAATAAGCATCATATACTGCACAATGTTTTCTGCCTGTGTTCGTGTATTTTCACATCAACGGCAGTTCACACGCTGTTACCTCGACTCCCTGAAAGTCTTCGGGCCCCAGTTCGATTTGACTGTCCTGCCACCAATCCTCCGCAACACGCTCGGCCTCCTGAACGGTCGGCTCTTTCATTTCGGATTCATACACAGTAATGGTTCTCTGGTAGGTTTCGGTAATGGTCACCTTGAACGTTCTGCCATTCGGCTGGTTCTTTGTCTTGCTGACATCATTCATAGCTATCGCTCCCTTCTACCACCTAAAGGGCGGTTGTCCGCCCATAAGGTTCTTTAGACTTACCGCCATGCGCTGTTTTCCTCCATGTTGTTCAGGTAATATTCTCTGGCAGTCTTGAATTCGTCACCGATGAATCCAAGTCTCAGCATCCAGCATCGCATTGCGTACTTTTCGTTCTCAGTCTGCTGTGGTTTGGGACTTGCCGTTCTGACCATCTTGGCAAGCTGGTTGATGGCAAGGCAAAGCTGGACGAATGACTTGACCTGGCCCGCATGCATTCCGTTCTGCTTACCATCGTGAGGGCAATCGAATTGAAAAAGCCGAAATTCAATGGTGTGGTGTCCGTGGAAGAAACTGTGTAGATTGCAAACTCGATATCGTGACGAATTGTAGTGGGTGTACCGATTCTCATCTGCATTCTGCGTCTGATACCAGAGGTCTTCAAGCTCATCCATCGTTCTGGGTTTCTTTCGATTGACCGCTTCCAGAAACCTGGGGTCAACTGTTCGGCAGTAACGGTTCATCCGGTTGCGGTCGATTCGGATTGCTTTTGCCAGCTGGCTCTCGTGAGCCGCCATGATATTCACAAGGTTTCGGATGGTCTGTGGTGTGTGCCCCTCTCCGCTGACATGAACATGAACTCCGGCCATTCTAGTGTAATCGCTCTTCATCCCTGCTTTCCGCAATGCTCTTACCACACCCTGCAAAAGTTCCATATCCTCGTAATGCAGGATGGGGCTGACCATTTCGCATTTCTGGCTTTCCGGACCGGTAATGCTGACATCTTTCTGGAACTTCCACTCCCTGCCTTGCGCATCCCATGCACTCCACGCATCGTAGCCGTTGCGTCCTGCAGTGTATTCGTATCGGTCGGTCTCAAAATACCGTGCCGCCGTTCTGGCGGCTTTCTCTCTCGTGATATTGTTACCCTCGATTTCAATACCGAATGTGGGCTTCTTCATGCCTTCAATCTGCGCTCTTGTTTTATCGTTCATGGTATGCTCGCCTTTGGCTTTCTTCCCTTGCGGTGTGTATATTACCGTCAGGAGTGGACTAATTCAAGGCCATAAAAGAACATATATTCGACAAATATGAGGTCGGAAGATCGTGTACATTTCTGCGGTTTATCCGCTTGATAATGTACATTTATCGAGGTAATATCGGTACAATGGAAGACGGTCCCGCATATTTTCCAGCCCCAATGGGGGGCTTGGGAGCTTACGCTCCCGCCTCCAGCATCTGCGCCGTGTCCGCCCCACAGTCGGGCTGTGTCGGCTCGGATACATCCTGTCCGACCGTTTTCCCAGCGGAGAAACTGCCCTCCTGCGCCGCCTGTTTCGCGGCTTTCAGGGCATCTCGCTTTGCCTTTTCCCTTGCGAGGAACTTCTGTGCTTCCTCGTCCGTGCGGAAAGCCGCATGGCCGGAAAGGTTCTCCATGAGGATTTTGCGAGTTGCTTTGAAGTCCGACCCGTTCATGCCAAGACGGATGAGCCATGTGCGGAGCGCATATTTTTCGTTTTCATCGTTGACATTCTTAGCCTGAATGCGCTTCTGGCTGATGGCCTGCTGGTTCATCAGGACGGCAAGCTGTGCGAAAGCCGTCAAATGCTCATGGTCCGGTGCGGTTGGGAAGCCAGTGAAAATGACCTTTTCGGTGGTGATTTTCAAACCTTCCAATGCCGCGCCATGCTCTGCTTCATAACCATTGACTGCGTTGATGAAGTTCATGATAGCAAGAGTGCAAGTGTCATCCTTCAACTTGTCAACCAGCCCCTCTTCCACATGGAAGTGTCCATCCGTTGCTTTCCCGATAAGGTTGCCGCGGCTGTAAAGAAGGTTGACCAGATTACGCAGGGTCACACCATTATGCTGGCTGACCGGGAAGGAAAGTTCCAAATCCAGCGGAACTTCATCCTGTTGGTCTTCCTCCTCGGTTTGCTCTTCGGTCTCCGACTCCTCTGTATCCAACTCTTATTCCGACTCATCCTCTGCTGTGTCATCCGACTCCGGTGCATCCTCAGACTCATCTTCCACAGGTTCATTCTGCTCTGCGAAATCCTCGGCTTCGGATTCCTGCCCATCAAAAACTTCCGGTTCTGCTTCAGTCGGCTGTTCTGCTTCCGGCACCGGCTCTGCACTTTCCGGTTGGACATCCATGCTCTCAGCGTTGCGAGTCAGGCCTTCGTTCAGCAGGCTCGTCAGCAGCTCTGCATCTGCATTTTCCGGCTCGACCAGCAGGTTGCCATCCCGGTCGATAGTGTAGTTGCCGATGTCGTAGGAGTACAGCGGTGCTTTGGTGTAGTAAGGGTGGATGCCAGTCAGCTCCTCCATGCGTCTTGCGAGGGTCTTGCGCTCGGCTACATTCAGTTCAAATCTCAACATAATCCGTCTCTCCTTTTCAATCAGTCTTTTATGCATTCCTATGTTCTTTTCGGTAGCACATATATCCCTCTAAACCGGATAAATAGCAAGGCCATTTCCCGATATTCTTTATGTTCGACCATTTACACAAACCAGTGCAAATCCTGTTGTGTAAATAGTCCTGATATGTAAGCCCACCATATCACTGGGTAGCTGTCCTACCTAGTGATATAGCGGGCCAGTTTATCCTTCCAGATCTGCGCACCATGCAATGCCGGCCAGCACGAAATAAACTATGGGCAAAGAAATACCGTTGCCCCAGATACGATACTCTGCCGAATCCGAATAGGGATCGGCCAGCCATTTTCGGATCTGCTTTTCCGTCTTCGGCTTTTTCGCGTGTGTCACGATCTTACGGTGCGTTTCAAACACATCTTTCCAGAATGCCAGTTCTTCTTCGGTCGGATTCTCCGTTCCAAGGTTTCTGCACCACCAGTCCGGGAAACCCTGCAATCTGGCACATTCGGTCGGTGTCAGACGGCGGACGGTGTAGGTCACAGGTACAGGCTGTGCTTCTGGATTGTCGATGACCAGACGGTCATTGAAAGCATCTTGTCCGTTGAAGCCGCTGGGATGTGCTCCTGTCGCCACGGTACCAGCCACACCCTCGTTCAGATGCGGAGCCGGTGCAATAGTGGTCGGATCTTTGTAGTCCCGTGCCATCAGGGTCGGTGCAACTTCTTTCTCCACCTGCATGTAGGAGCCGGTGGTCATAGCATACACATCCTCCGGTACGCAGACTGCATGGCAGTCTGTCGCATCCAGTGTAAAGCAGACATCCTCATTGACCCCATCCCCCTGCGGACCATTCTCATCCTTGCGGCCGATCATATTGCCCTGCAGGACGAATGTCTGCATCTGGTCGCTCCGTGTCGCCATGAGTGCGCCGGACTTGCCATGCAGGTCGATCAGTTCATTGCGCTGGTTCACATGAAAAGCAGTCACCTTTTTCGGCTGTGCCACGAAGGTCTGCTGCTTCATCCCCGGCTCTGCTGCCAGCGTTGCTGACTTATCTCCCAAATCCCGGACTTCATCCCTCTGGTTCTGGGTAAAAGCAACCGGTTCTACCACACAGATACCGCCCTGGTTGCTGGTCGGGTCTCCACCGCTGCGGTCCAGTGTCCGGGAGGTTTCCGCTTCATAGAAACCGCTGTGCGGATTGTCGGATATCATGGAGTGGCTGGCTTTGGAGCAGACACCGTAGCACTTCGGAACGAACAGTGTCTGGTCGTTATTGCAGCCAAGAGTGGCAGATTTATCTAACTGATATAAAATGCCCTTACCTCCTCCTTCGCGACCCGCGCGGAGTTTCAGCGTAACTGCCGGAGGATTTTTTGCGTTATCCATGACCAGTGGAACATTGCCGCCACCGGTACCGCATCGACTCGTCAGTGTCTGTATCTTGCCATCTTCGGAGATTTTCACTCGACTGTCGGCAGGATGATTTTCCAGAGTGATGGCGGCAGGCACGACACCAGCCCGGAGGGTCGGTGACAGTTCTTCTTCGTACCCGATGCCTCTGGCATTCGCGGAGTGCTCGGTACAGAAACCAGCCGCTTCCAGAACACACGGTTGATGTCCATGCTCCTCTGCCCGGAGGGTTCCGGTCACATCTTCGGAAACCTCTATCTGTGTGCCGCCCTGACTGTTCAGAACGACCATGCCATTTCTACCTGTAGGCATCCCACAGTTTTCACCAATGGTCGAAGAAACATTTCCTGTCAGGCATCCGTTGAATCCACAGCAGCCTGCCGTTCCAGCGCAGCTTTCAGAACAGGCGGCAGCTCTTTGCCACGCACGGAAGCTCTCCGCAGAATACCGAGACAGGCCTTCGGACTCAAATAATATTTTGGGGGCACATTGGTCTGCATAACTTGCAACAAGATAGATGCGTTTTCTTCTCTGGGGAACGCCCCACCATTGTGAGTCAAGAACTCGATACGCGACGCTCCATCCGTCTCCCACATAGTAGTCGGCGTCGGGCCATCCTTTTTTCTCAGGCGCAGGCACCGTGGTGGCCGGTTCTTTAACACCGATGACGGCTTCGAGGACTGCTTTGAAGTCCTGTCCTTTGTTTGAGGAGAAGGCTCCCGGCACATTCTCCCAGACGATAAATCTTGGTTTTGCTCCATTGGTCTTACACCTCATTTCCTTCACGATTCGGATTGCTTCATAAAACAGGCTGGACCGTGAACCATCCAGACCGTCCCGCTTACCGGCGATGGACATATCCTGACAGGGACTGCCAAAGGTGATGATATCCACGGGCGGCAGGTCTGCTCCGCTGATGGCAGACACATCGCCGTAATGTTTCACCTGCGGCAGACGCTTGGTCGTGACCCGGATGGCAAACGGCTCGATCTCGCTGCTCCACAGCGGAATGATCTGCCCGGTCAGAAGACCGCCCAAAGGAAAACCCCCGGAGCCATCAAAGAGGCTGCCGAGGGTCAACGTCTTATTCTGTTCTGTGTTCATCCAGCGGCTCCCTTTCCGAGCATCTGCTCATTTGCTTTCTGGTAAAAATCTTTGGACACTTCAAAACCATAGCTGTTGCGTCCCAGTTCTCTTGCCGCTCTCAGCGTGGAACCGCTGCCGGCGCAGGGGTCAATGACCACATCACCGGGGTCGGTGAAGGTTTCGATCAGGCGTTTCAACAAGGAGATTGGTTTCTGGGAGGGATGGATTTTCGGGTACTCCTTACCATCCCGTTTCCAGTCAAACCAGTTGAAGATCATGTGGGGCTTACCGTCCTCACCGAGATTACGGAACTTCGGGAGCTTGCCCCGGTACAGCACCAGCGCATATTCCGTTGCGCCTACAATTTTCATGTTGGCTTTAAGCACCTGCGGACTGTAGTTCTTGCAGAACACCAGAGGGATATAATTCTTGAAGCCATATTTTTCAGCTTCGGTAATCACCTTCGGGATCTGCTGGAACGCACAGAACACAATCATGCACGGCGCATCCTTTTCTCCCGTGCCGGGTTCTTTCTTCAGCAGGCGGTTGCAGAAATGGAAATACTCTGCAATGTTGAAAGTGAAGTCGGTATTGAATGCCACCTTCCTCGCCTTGCTGCTCTCCCCATTCTTGTTATCGCCATCCACATACCAGTCCGGCCGGCTGGCGTAGAAGTCCATGCCGATGTTGTACGGAATGTCTGCGATCACCAGCTGCGCCTTGGGGATGTTGTAGGATTTGAAGTTCTGGAAGTTGTCGTGGATGAGGACGCATTTCACATCAGGCATCGGCATCCTCTCTTTCCGGCTCAAAGGTCGCCACTTCCTCGAACTTCAGCTTCTGACCATCCCGGATGACATACACATCATCGTAGTGACCTTCCTTGAACTGAATGTAGCGTTTCACCGCCACATCCACAAACTTCGGTTCCAGTTCTACGCCATAGCAGACGCGATCAATCTGTTCACAGGCGATCAAGGTTGATGCACTACCGAGGAAGCCATCCAGCACAATGCCATTGGTCATAGTGGACTGCTTGATCAGATAGGCAATCAACGGAACCGGCTTGCTGGAGGGATGACCAAAACCGTCTTCTTTTGAATTCTTGATACCATCAAATTCAAACACATTGGTCTGCTTCTGGTCGCCGTACCAGCGGTGACGGCCATCCTTGCGCCAGCCAAAGATGATCGGTTCAGAGTTGAACTTCCAGTCAGTACGCATCAGCGGCGCACGAGGTTTCTTCCAAATCAGACCAGCTCCTACCTTGAAGCCTGCATCCTCAAAAGCATCGTAAAAGACACGCGCTTTCATCGTTGCATAGAACTCATAGATAGAGGCATCGAGTGCCATTGCATTTTTGAAGTTGGCGTAGACTTTCATCAAAAACTCATAAGCTGACTTGTCATCCAGATCATCGTTCTTGATACTGCCGGATGCATTCTCCAGCTTCACAAAATACGGTGCGTCGGTGCATACCAGATTCACCTTGGTATCGCCCAGCAGATTGCTATAAACTTCCGGATCAGTGGAATCACCACAGATGACCGTTTGCTTACCAAGATGCCAGATGTCCCCGGTCTTGGAAAAGCACGGCTGCTTTAACTCGGATTCTACATCGAAATCATCATCTTTCACTTCTTTGTCGTGGACATTGGTAAAGAGTTCACTGATCTCTGGCGGTTCAAAGCCGGTCTTTCCAAGGTCGAAGTTCGAGTTTTCAAGGTCTTTCATCAGGTCAGCCAGCAGGGAATCATCCCATGCACCTGTGATTTTGTTGAGTGCGATGTTCAAGGCTTTCTCTCTGGTCTTGTCGATGTCCACCACTGCACAAGGCACTTCGGTATAGCCCAACTCCATCGCTACAGTCAATCTCTGGTGACCGCCGATGATCGTCATGTCGGCATTGACCACCAGCGGGTCAGCGAATCCGAACTCCGTAATGGAGTTCTTGATTTTCTCGTACTCCTTGTCCCCCGGCTTCAGCTTTTTCCGGGGATTGTATGCGGCCGGCTTGAGTACAGACACCGGCAACATCTTCAGTTCAGCGGTTGCTTTCATGTAGACTCCTGCAATTCCAGATTCACACGCGCATGACCCCAGAGAATGGCACGAAAAAAGAGCCGAACAAAAAGCCCGACTCCATCTCATCGCCATCTTCCTGCGGCTGTTCGGTCATCTTGCACCATTCCGGGTTTTCCCCGTTCACAGACGCCAGCACCTTATCCTCCGCATCGTCAATCGCATGTACACAAATCCCACCGGTGTTAAACATCGGATACACACCGATTACTTTTTCACTCATCCTGCTTTGCCCCCTTTAACCCGTATCGAAATTCAAAATAGCACTCTCGGCTGCAAAATTTTCTATGCCCATTACACTCATGGACTGCCTTAAACTCTCTTCCACAGTTCTGGCAGATTGCAGTCCGGCCGGTCGCTAGACTTTTGTAGTGCTTTCGCTCATACTCGGCTTTGCATTCCTCCGAGCAAAAACGCCGAACACCGCCGACTTTCTGCAGCACTGGTTTCCCACACACGGGACAGAACTTTCCCTTCATCGTATTCGGAGGAATCAGGTGACAGTTTCCTACTTCCGGCAGACCAAGTTCTCTGCAATAGTCAATGACCTGCTCTATCGGAAGACCCGTTTTCTCAGCGATTTCTGCACACTCCACACCTGCCAGCCGTTGATTCCGCACTTCTTCACGCTCTGCGGAATAGGCCGTGCCTTCTATCAGGCAGTCCAGACGAACTCCATGCTTTACCACATCACGCTGTATTGTCAAAGGTTCCATCCGATGCACTCCTTCCCCGATTGGCACAGGCACGGCTGCAATATTTCCGTTCCAGACCATACTGATGCCGGTAGGAAAACTCCCTGCCACACACCGGACAGACTTTCGACCGCACTGTTTTCCAATTTTCCGGTTTCGGGTGGGTGTTGTTCCATCGTGACCGGCATTCTGGAGAGCAAAACTTCAGTGGTCTGCCTTTGTGGTTTGGTATGATTGCCGTGCCGCACTGAGGACAAAATGAAAACGCCATGTTCTGAATCATCTCAGCTGTGAAATCTTCCATCCGTCCTCACCTCTCTCATTTTTCGCCGTTTCTGTGGCGTTTTCCTAGAAAAATCTCAAAATACATACGAAAAGCAGCGAAGTGGAAATCGGCACCGCCCCGCCGGGTTGGATTGTTGTTGCGGCGGCCGATTCACGCTCGCCCCTGCTCCTCCCGGAACAAGCTAAAATGTGCGAAAGCTCCCTTTTTACGAGAGGTTTCACACACTTTGGTTCATTTCGGGGAAAAGAAATGGCACCGGAACCGAAGCTCCGATGCCTGTACATTTTCCTGTTTCATTTTGCGTCGTTAATCATCTGACCCCCGGCCTACCAATTTTGCGGATTTTCACACGAAAGTGCCACCCGGTCTTTAGGTGACTTCACTGTAGAGAAGTAACCCCGGCCCCCGGTGGGGCGGTCAGTAGGTGTAAGTCGGGTTGATGTCCTCGGTCAGTGTCTTTCGGTCGTGGCACTCTTTGCAGAGAGCCTGCCAGTTGTTCTGGTCCCAGAACAGCTTCTGATTACCACGGTGCGGAACGATGTGATCCACCACCGTTGCCCGGACAAACCTGCCGTTCTTCATGCACTCCACACACAGCGGATGGGCTTCGAGATATGACTTTCGGGCTTTCTGCCACCGCCTGTTATAACCACGCTTGGCAGCTGGTCTTGTTGCTTCCGGGTGGAGAGGCATGTGCTTCTCACAGTAGAGCTTGCCGGGTTCCACCAGTTCAGGGCATCCGGGATGACGGCACGGTGTCTTTGGTCTGTACGGCATGGGTCAGTTCTCCCAAGGAAGTCCGGCCTTGCCGAAGTGACCGTAGGCGCTGACCTTGTTGTAGTCCACGTCCAGCAGACCAAGCCGCTGGATGATGCCCTGCGGAGTCAGGTCGTAGCTGTCTTTGACATAAGCCTGAATGAACTCCAAGTCCTCACGCTCCGTACCGAAGCACTCGACCGACACACCCACCGGCTGAACCACACCAATGGCGCAAGGCCAGCTGGACTTCACACTTGTCTGCGTAGCCAGCCTGCACGATGTCCTTGGCAATCTTCCGTGCCATGTATGCTGCGGAGCGGTCCACCTTGGTGGGGTCTTTACCGCTCAGAGCACCACCGCCCATGCGACCGATGCCGCCATAGGTGTCACACGCCAACGTCCGGCCGGTCACTCCGCAGTCTGCGTAGCTACCGCCCAGCACGAAACGGCCGGTCGGATTCACAAGCTTCGTGAAGTCACCATCCAGACCGTACTCGCAAGCGGCAAGCACCATCATGGATTCGATGATGTGCCGGAAGTCACTTACCTCCACATCCGGGCTGTGCTGCACGGAGCAGAGGAATGTTGAGATCCGGCCGGTGTCGTAATCGTAGCTGACCTGTGCTTTGGCATCCGCACGGAACATCTTGGACGGATGGTTCTTCAGCAGCCGCAGGAACTTGGTGGCGACCATGTAAGGAATCGGCATCTGCTCTGCCGTTTCGTTGGTGGCGTAGCCGTACATGATGCCCTGATCACCTGCACCGCCCTTATCCACGCCGAGTGCGATGTCCGGCGACTGTTTGTCCACCAAAACTCCGATGCGAATCCGGTCGCTAAAGTCGAAGCCCATCTTCTCCGCACCAATGCGAGTAATCACATTGTGCACGAGCTGATGGTAGTTCGGCTGGTAGTCAGTCGTCATTTCACCGGCAATAAAGAGTTGGTTCTTCTTCAGCAGGCACTCGATTGCGACACGCGCATTCTTGTCATGCTTCAGAACATCCGTCACGATGGCATCCGCAATCTGGTCACAGATTTTATCGAGATGACCGTTGCTGACCTGCTCACAGGTAATGATTTTACTCATGGTTCTTGCCCTCCATCTCTTTCCAGCCATTTTCTTTATGGCCGCAGTTTTTACATGTGTAGTAAAGCGTGGAATTGTCGCATTCCTCCATGTGAGGCTGAAGGCGTTTCCCACATTTGGGACAATGTCGAATTGGGATGACTGTTGCTCTCAAGTCGAAGCCGCTCCAGTTGGACAGCTCATACGGATAAACCACACGCTTACCCTCTTCTTCTGCTTCTGCCAAACAATAGCAGTTCGGTGTGTCCACACAATCACGCATCACGATATTGTCCTCGTCGTCTGTATCCACACACATGACGGTCATGCCGTCAGGTAAAGGGATGAGCCGCATCAGCTGGATGTCCTCATACCCGTCCGTATCCGTTCCCAAAAAGTCCTGATTACCGTTTTTCATCGTGTATATCCTCCAGACCAAGTTGTACCTTTACCGCTGTTTCGATGTCTGCAACCAGTTTCGCATCCTCGCAGGCACACAGCTTTCGCCGTAGTCTCCACTTTGGAATGGCGGTGATCTGTTCTGCCAGCACTACAGAGTCCTCATCCAGCAGATCGCTGATGATGCAATGAGTCGGCATATACATCTTCTTTATCTGGCTCGTCAACGGAAGCACCGTCACAACATCCGAGCATCGATTCGCCACATCATTGCTGATAACCAGCACAGGGCGGTCACCTTCCTGCACAGAAGTACCGGTGTTCTCTCTCAGGTGTGCGTACCAGATATCCATCCTTTTAGGAGGCTGGATATTCGTCACCAAAGGCAGCGGTTTTCTGTAGATTCGCATCGGCTTATTCTTCCTGCTCATCTTTCGCCCTTTCTGCGGGTTCTTTCCACGGCATCTTACCACCGTAGTATCTCTCCGCATAGGCTTTCTGCTCATATGCAGGAAGGCGGTTCATGCGCTCATCATGCTTACGGATAGACTCTTCGTGCTGTTCTCTGGTCTTTCGGAACGGGCACGGAGTCTCCGGAGTGTGAGAGCACACAGGGTTTGCAAGCGCCCTGCAAAGATGGAGATTTCCAACAAAGGCGCATCCTTTACTGTTCTTCTCGCTGACTGCCTTCTGCTTTGCGGTCAGCCTGCGTTCTGCTTGACGAAAATCCATAATCAAATCATCCTTTCCGGGGTTTCCCCACATCGTTTATGTATAAAAAGATGCCATGCAGTTTCATAGAACCGCACAGCACCCTTTTATCACCAAAAGCAGTCACCCAGCGGAGCAAGTCAGCACCAGGCAACCGCAGCAAAAGTAAACAGGCATAAAAAAAGACCGACCGGGTGTTACTCCGGTTGGTCTATCTTTCAGGATCATCGCCTGTTCTTCCTGTTCACTTTTGCATTATAAGTATAACGCAGCATTTTGTTTCTGTCCAGTGCCAAAACAGTACAATTTTGTTTCTATCCGGATTTATTTTTGGTTTTTCATATGCAGTATCAAATTCATCTGTTCAAAGTTGCTCGAATATTGAGCAACAACTGATTATTGAGCAACAATCTTGTCACCCCAGCATGATGCGGAGTTTATTGTTTTCCCGTTCTTCAAGAACCCCAGCCATATAAATGATGGCTTTGTCCTTGATTCGGCTGATTGTAGTATGTGACCGGACATGGAGAGCATCTGCGATGACATCCCAGCCCTGGTCTTCCATCCAGAGCATTCTTGCCACGAGCGATGTTTTCTCGTCCATGCCGGATATCGTAGTACTGATGAAATCAACTACGCTTTTCTTTTCGAGATACCGATTTTCAAGCATCGAGAGCTGTTCTTTGTAATATGCCGGCTCATCATTCAGCTCTGCCATCAGCCTGTCGTACTCTTTTTCATAGTTGAGAGCGATTCGTGCTGTCGGGTCAGAGATGTTACTGCTCTTCACTCGCTCACAGTCGGTACTGACTCCGGGGTGGCACATCATTTCGATGACTTCTGTTTTCGACAACGACCGGTGCGGAAGACTACCCTTTTCGCCCCTTGCCTTCAAGTCCTCCAACTGATGCTTTGCCGTGCGCATCTCAAACTCCACCTTGCGATAATTTTCCAGAAGCGTTCTGGCAGCAGCTACAAAATAGCTGTTACAGGCTGCGCGTGTTTCATCGCTCAATTCAAGGGTGATCATTTCGCCATTTGCAGTTTCAAACTCCATCTGATTTCTTGACATGTCTTTGTCCTCCCCGGTTTATATTGTCAGTATTCAGTTATCAACTATCTGCCGGACGCTATTTTGCTCATCCGTAAAGGCGTGCTTTGACGGCTCCAATCAGGTCATCCTGCCGGATTTCCTTCCTGTCGAGAGCTTTCATAACATCTTCATCTACGGTATCTTTCATCAGGATGTGGTGGATCGTCACAACGCTTTTCTGGCCCTGCCGCCACAGACGAGCATTCGTCTGCTGGTAAAGTTCCAGCGACCATGTAACCCCGAACCAAATCAGGATGTACCCACCGGACTGAATATTCAGTCCATGCCCTGCGGAAGCCGGGTGAATCAGAGCAACTGGGATTTTCCCATCACACCAGTTCTCCATATCCTTGCTGCTTTTAAGTTCCCTCACCGGAATACGCTTCTTTTTGAAGAACTCAGTGATTCGATCCTTATCGTGCTTGAACCAATATGCCACCAGAACGCTCTGCCCATTTGCCGATTCGATTAGTTCTTCCAAGGCTTCCAGCTTTTTGTTGTGGATTTCACGAACCGTACCGTTCTCATCGTAGACAGCTCCGTTCGCCATCTGGTGGAGTTTCCCGGACAATGCCCCCGCGTTTGCTGCTTCCACATCTCCGTCTACCATTGGCAAAATCAGGTCTGCTTTCATCTGGTCATAGAGTTTGCGTTCCCGTTCATCCATCTGGATCTCGACCTTGTTGTAAATGCACTCCGGCATATCAAGGTAATCCAGAGCCTTCATGGAGATGCAAATATCTGAGATTCGGTCGTATATCAGTTTATCTGCGCCCTTCCGCAGCTCGTAACTGAATACAACACCCGTATTGGGATTCATGCTTCCGGGTCGGAAGTACGCACAACGGTAATCTGTAATGAACCGTCCCAGCCGTTGTCCCATGTCCAAGATTCCAATTTCTGCCCACGGATCCATGAGACCGTTCGGGCTGGGCGTTCCGGTAAGCCCCACCACCCGTTTGAACTTTGGACGAATCGACTTGAGCTTTTTCCAGCGGGCACTCTTGTTGTTCTTAAACGAGGACAATTCATCGATCACAAGCATGTCAAAATCCCATTCAAGCTGATGCTCCTCATAGTACTTCACCAGCCACGGAATATTTTCACGGTTGATGGTGTAGATGATGGATTTCTGCTCCAAGGCTTTGATTCGCTGCTTCTCCGTTCCGACCATGACAGACACCGTCAAGTATTGAAGATGCTCCCACTTGCTCACCTCTGCCGGCCAAGTGTCCCGTGCAACCCGGAGCGGGGCCACGATCAAGACCTTCTGAATGAGGAACTGCTCTAGCACCAGCTCTTCGATTGCCGTCAAAGTGATAACCGACTTACCGAGTCCCATGTCAAGGAGCAATGCCGCAACAGGATGCGTCAAGAGAAAACTCGATGCAAACCTCTGATACTCATGAAGCTGTTCTTTTTTCAACTTCTCACTTTCCATTCCTTACCCTCCGTCAGTAGAATTCTTTATAGTGGGGATATCATCGAAATCCAAAAAAGGATCTCCGTACTTTGCAGCGACTACATCATACTCCCTGAACTCCACATCACCCATCTGCTCCACCATATCTTCCACCGCTTTCAGAATCGGGATTTTCGCTCCAACGCCCTCTGTGCTGTCTCCGGGGTGGTATTCTCGAATCGCATCAATGACCGGGCGAATCTGCTCAAAGCGATCCACACAGTAGACTGGAAATCCGAGTTCTTCAAGCTGCATCTTCCGCTTCACCTGCAATGGACGCATCATCTTGCCCGGAGCTTTTAACTCGCAAAAGCCGATGTGACCTCCGGGAAGAAGCACAAGACGATCCGGTACACCGTTCATCGTTTGGGAAGAGAACTTCAACGCCAGACCTCCCTGCTTCTTCACTTCATCGCGGAAAGCCTCTTCAACCACATACTCTCTCACTGTCCTCGCCTAATCCTTTCCCTATCCTTCTCAGCCCTTCCGCATTGCGTGTTTCTCAATGTTGCTCTTCGCGCGCGCGTATATGGGCGAATCGCGTGTTTTACCTGTTTTCTGTATGGCTATCTGTCTATTTTTATATAAATACATAGATAGTAATTATTAAGCAACAGAGCAACAACAGTACAGAAAACACAGTAAATTCAATAACTTTTGGGCGTTGCCGAGAACTGTTGCCCTCGTGTTGTGTTGCCGGACTGTTATGCAACATCTTTGTTGACACTCGGCACTTTTTCTCGAAAATCACCGATTTTGTTGCTTGTTGCTCGACCCTCATTTCTGAGCAACGGCAACAGCAACAACCCAAAACAGAGTTATTTTCCGCTCTACATTCCCATCTTCTCCTTTCCTTCACCCGTAACCCAATCGACAAGAGTTGCCCTAGAGCGTCCCTCTGCTCTCCTGCAACACCTGTCAAGTCGGTTCGCTGTGACAGCCCATGACGCTCTCTCATTCTTCGTCACCTGCATCACGGACATAGACATTCACGATGCCGTAGCCCTTAACGCGCTGCTTTTTAGGGCTTCGCTTCCAGCCCTCGATACGCTCCATCATAGCGATGATTGAATTGGAGTCCTGACGCCCAATAGAACCACGATCCCGGCCGAAGCACTCGCACCAGATCTCCTGATTGCATACGACCGTACGCTTCACCGTTCCCGGCAGCGTGGACACACCATCGTTGCTGAACTCGGTTCCCTGAATATAGTCCCGACGTTGGAACAGAGTAAGGCTGTCCCAGTTTGCAGGGAGCAGCTTGTCCAGATACTCACGCACCATAGGCTCACGGTCATCCGTCTCCATCGACATCTTCTGCTGATGGATCGCTTCGATACCGATATCACCTTCGAGGTACAGTTTCTCGCCCTGCTCATAGCGATACAGAGCTTCCGCCCAAATCTGCTTAACCTCCTCATCCGAGAGTTCCCACGAGGGGCGGCAACCACGCACACGGTCTTCTTCTTTGAAGCCCGGAGTATTGACAGGCCAGAAACGGCGGTTACCAGTAACATCGCGGAGATAACCGTTTTCCGCATTCGTTGTGCCGATGAAAACACACTGGCGCGGATGCGGCGTGGCACGGCGACCGAATGCAGCGCGGAAGATGTCATCCTGACGAGATAGAAAGCCTTTCAGGATTTCAGTGTCGGCCTTGCGCAGACCTGCCAGCTCACCGATTTCCATGATCCAGTAGCCCTGCAGTTTCTCTGCAGCAGTCTTATCCTTGGTATCGTTCAGCTGAAGAGAGTCGTTGTACCAGTTTCCACCCATGCGGCGAATCAGTGTAGACTTGCCACAGCCCTGCTCACCCTTCATGACCAGCATGGAATCGAACTTTATGCCCGGATGCTTAACACGAGCAATAGCAGCCACAAAAGTCTTTCTGGTAACGGCACGGATATAGGGCGTATCTTCTGCGCCCAAAGTAATATACAGAAGCGTGTCCAGCCGTTCGGTACCATCCCATTTGGGCAGCACATCCAGCCACTGCTTGATAGGATGGTAGGAGCGGTCATCTGCGATTTTGGTAAGACCCGCCTTGAAGTTACGGTCGGAAAAAGTACCATAGTGAGCTTCTAAGTACGCCATAAGCTGCGCATCATCCTGATCGCGCCAGAATTCTTTCTCCGGCCGGCCCCACGGTGCTTTTCCCGTAAATTCAATGTTATCTGCCAAAGCGTTATAGCGAATGCCTTTCAATTCCGGGTCATTGCTCAGGATCAAAAGGAGGTTACGGATGCTGTTCACAAGCTGTCCAGATTTTGAGTAGTCCAGTGCAGTCTTCCACGCATCCGGGTCAACAGGAGTACCATCGGTATTGTTGGTAGATACTGTTGCACCGGCTGTGTTACTGGCGTTACCGCTTTTGGGCGGCTTACCACCCATCAGCTTGAAATCTGCTTCCGCTGCGGCTTCACGCACTTGGAGCAGCACCTTTTCCACTTCACCATCTGCAGCCGCGAACTCACACATTGCTTTGTAGGACGGCAGCTTCGTGGTTTCCGTCACCGTGGCAGATTCACCATCCAGATTGCCGAAGCGGTGGACACGGACAGCATCAAAGGAATTCAGCAGCATTCCGCTTGCTGGGTCGGTAGCGTGATGGGAATACATAAACTTGTTCTCATATACCACGACACCAGCAACAGAGTCTGCCGGGATATAGCTATAGCGGTCTGGGGAGGCAGTCGGCTCATACACCTCATTGAGAAAACTGCCAATAACAGACGGAATGTCGTATGCCTGACAGAATGCACCGATCAGGTTATTTTTCGTCAGTGGGTCTTTCTGCTTCTGCATCAGGTGCTGAACGATCTTCGTCTGCCGGGAAGAAACCGGGTACTCGCTGACATCGCGCCAGTTTTTATACTTAGCAAGGACATTGTCCGGATTCAGCAGGTCACCATGCAGTTCCCGGTACACATACACGCCGTCTTTAGAGGTGCTTGGCCAGTACATCAGGCGGTTCGGTTCGTAGGTAGTGTCATCAAACATCTCGATGTCGATTTCCTCGGCCACCTTACGAGCAATTGCCACATATTCCTCTGCCGTGACCGAACGCGACAGAGGAATGACCAAACGGAGGCGCGGAGCTTCCGGCTTATGCTTGTGCGTGGAATAGATGATGCCGGCGAAGTCCGTAGTAAAGTCCAGAACATCTTCAATACCAGGCACACCGTAATCGATGTCCAGCGTGATCGCAGAGCGGGACAAAACATCCTGCTTGCCACGATGACCACCTTTCAGCACGGCCATGACCATGCCGCCGACATCCTTGATCTCGCCCTGCTTGGTACGGCTGAAAGTCGCATACTGTGCCATCGTTTCATCGGTGTACACCGTCTTGGCAAGGCGCTCCTTAAGCTGTTTGAATGTGATTTTATACGGTTTCCAATTCTTCTGGTTACGATTTTTTCCTACAGCGATGTCCAGAACGAAATCATCGTGGGGAGACAACTCCACCTCGATTTTAGGATGAGGCTGCCCTGCGGCAGCCACCTCCTTCTGCATTACCGTGGTGTTGGCCGACTCGACCGGGACTGCGGTGGTCTCCACGCCCATCACAGTATTCTCTTTCTTTTCACTCATATTGTGAGTCCTCCATTACTGGTTCAGCATCTTCCACAGCTTCGGCTCCATCGTAGCGACCTGCCAGCCCACTTCCTCCAGCACTGTTGCACGGTCATAGGACTCGATGTCCTGTGATGCACGAGTGATGGCGTTCGACAGACCATACTTGGAGAGGTCACCACCCTCAATGAGATACTTGAGGATGCCGTTCTGTTCGTCACTGTTCATGCCGTAGTTCTTCGCAGTAAGCTCCACCACATCAGTGACAGCGCCCCCGATGGGGATACCTGCCGCTTCTTTCAGCTGGTCAACTGCCGTATGGAAGCGGCTCTCCTCAATGGCTGCGGTCGTTGCGTCACGGAGCTTGAGCCGGAAAGCTCTATCCTCGGCTTCCATCGTTTCGTCCGAATAAACGGTATAATCGCAATCTTCGATGGCTTTCTGCTGGCGGCCAACATGGTGACGGCGTTCGCCCAGACTATTCAGTATCATGCCATTTGTACAGACGAGACGGTACAGAAGCGGACGCACAGACACGGCTCCCAGACCAACCTCGGAGTTGGAAATCACCACGCCAGCCTGCACGATATCCCCCTTTTTCACCTCTGCCTCCAGACGATGGTTGACGATTTTGATGTGGAGACGGGATTCCGTCACCTCTGTGGACACCACTTCAACATCCGGCAGGCCAGCGAAAAGAGGAAGCGTGGCAGTTGCAATTTCCAGATTGTCCACACGGCGGTAACGCTCCGACAGGAAAACACGAGCAGTCGGCATGCCGTTGCCGTAATCCATCGTGCGAACCATGTAATTGACTTTACGGTCATAGACGAGGGTATTCACGGTACTGACCAGCAGTTCCGGGTGGGTCTGTACCAGATAATCATAGAACTTGGTGGGGATGTTCAACGCACTTGCCATCTGATGATGGAACAGCGTAGTCGGCCCAAAACGCTCGGTACTGTTTTTGTTGTGGATGCCGATCCAGTCCGCCTCATCGCCCATGAAGATGCTCTGCGCCGGAACAATAAGATCACGCTTTGCCTTCGCTTCTTTTTCGACCTGTTGCATGACCTCAGCGAGTGTACGACCCTGTTTCATAATGTGCTCCTTCCTGCGGACAGTCCGCTTTCAAATAAGTGATAGTTGATTGTTATTTGTTGAGTTCTGACCAGATGCAGTTGGAAAGCTGCGTAACGGCCTCTCCCATTATCTCCCGGTTCAGGTGTTTTTCATTCAAGAGCGATGTCATTGACTCCGTCTTCTCCAGCAAATTCAGAAGCGTATTCTGGTAATGTTTCCGGCACATTTCTACGTCCTGCTCCATCTGGTCAAGGATTTTTTCATAGTCATCGACATCTGCCAGATTTACCTCATAGTAGCTGGCAAGATATCGTTTGAGCTCCTCCCCGGCATACTCTCCGACCGCTTCCAAGGCATCATCCAAAGAGAGAATGACGAGGAGTTGCTGGTCCTTCAGTTCCACGCTGTATGCCATGATGCGCCTCCTGTCAGTCTTTGCGGTACCACTCGCACTCGTAACCATCTGCACGAAGCGGGAGCTTGTCATCGACCCAGTCCGGTGATTCGGCCATCATATCACAGAGTTCCTTGACTGAGGATTTACCATTGGGGACTTCCACGATCATTTCATCGTGAACGTGGGCAACGATGTCAAACCCGGTGGCATCGACACGAAGCATAGCCTCTGCCAGAATATCTCTGGCGATTGCCTGAATGCAGTTCTCAACGAGTTTCGGGCCGTAAGTCATGATACGCTCCCATTTGCGTGTCTTACCGACACCCATGTAGGTCAGTTCCATACGATTGAAGCTGTTCAGCCGTTTTTCTGGCTCGATGTAAGCCAGCTTCCGTCCAGACGGCAGACAGATGAACAGCTTGTGGTCATAGTAACCAATCTTCAAATGGCCAGCTGTCTGCATCTTTCCCGTATCAAGAGCTTTGTTAGCGGCACGGTCAACATCCCACCAGAACTTCGTAATAGCAGGACTGGCGGCGCGCCACTGCTTGATGATATCCGGGAGTTCTTCCTCTTTCAGTCCTTTATCGATAGCTCCCATCGACTTCATTGCGCCAACGCCGCCACCATAACCGAGGGCCAGCTCTGCGACCTTGCCGGTCGTTCTCAGCTCGCCGTTGATGCCATGCTTCTCAACAGGTACATGGAACATCTGGCTGGCAGAAGCGCAATAGATATCCTTTCCTTCACGGAAAACATCCAACCGCCACTGCTCCCCTGCCATCCATGCAAGAACACGAGCCTCGATCTGGCTGAAGTCTGCCACAATGAACCGGCAGCCCGGTTTCGGAATAAACATGGTACGAATCAGCTGGGAGAGGACATCCGGGGTGTTTTCGTAGATCATTTCAAGGACACCAAACTCACCCATACGGACGAGCGTCCGGGCTTCGGCCAGAGTTTCAATATGATTCTGCGGCAGGTTTTGAAGTTGCACGAGACGACCTGCCCAACGACCAGTACGATTGGCTCCCATGAATTGGAAGCAGCCGTGTATCCGGCCATCCTTGCACACGCTCCGTGCTGCCGCTTCATATTTTTTGACTGAGGACTTCGCCATCTTTGCGCGGAGTACCAAGACTTCGATTGCTTCCGCATTAGAGGAGGCGTTCTTCTCCAGTTCTTTCATGGTCTGCTTAACGGCCTTTTTAGAGAGGCTGTCGATTTCAACACCTTGCTCCGAAAGCCATCCTTTCAACTGGGATACGCTATTGGGGTTGTCACAGCCAGTCAGCTCATACGCTCTTGCGGTGGCTTTCTCGCTATGCATCACATCACAGGCAATTGCCTGCTTTACCAGCTCCATATCTACTAGCACACCACGGTCATTGATACGCTGGTCAAGGCGATACAGATCCATTTCGTGCGGACTGATCGGATACAACGAGATTTTCTTCTCAATGTCCCGTTCCGTCTCAACGTCCTGGCAGCAGTAATATTTGAACTTGTCCCATTTTTCCGGTGCGTGTTCCGGAAGATTCCAAATGCGTCCACCATTCAGTTTGGTGGATTTGCACGGAACACAGAAGTATCGGATTAAGTCATGGCCTTCCTTATCTTTCTGCTCTACTGTTTTCAGCGCTTCTGCACAGCCCTCCAGAGACAGCGGCAGTGACAAGTAGCAGGCCTGCACCATTGTGCATTTCCAACCATCTGGCGAGAGCTGCTCTCCCAGATAGACCGACAGACAGGTACGCTCGAACATAGCATTGTAAGCCACTTTTGTGACGGAAGCATCGCGGATGTACTCGATCATCCAATCCGGCAGTTCCTCGCCGCATGCAAGGTCAATAATAGTGACCGGTTGGTCATCGAAAGCATAGGCATACAGCAGGATTGCAAAGTCCTTGTCCTCTGCGTACCGACGAACACCGCTTTTCGAGATTTCCGTACTCGATTTCGTCTCGATGTCTATGTGCAGGACTTTTGGCTTTTGATCCGGCTTTTTATGTACAGCGTGGAGCTCATGCTTGTAATCAGGCATCTCAACCGTCCTCCTATTGAAGTTTTTGTATGTAACTCGGCACAGCAAACTGCCAATGAAACAGCTTGTATGCCGATAAAGATAGTCCGGACAGACACCGATTGTCTAATGCCAATACCCATCCGGGCTATATCAGATCTCCGGGTTGTGGCTTACTTAAGCCAGTCCGGAAGCTCTGCGTCTTCCGCCTCCGTGTTCAGGAACTCTGCGGTGGCCTCGATATCAGAGAAATCCTCCTCAGCCGTTGCGATGCCGGCCAGACGCTCGCCGTCCGCCTTCTTCATCACGTGACGCAGCCACACGGACACGCCCTTCTTACCGTGGTTGTTGTAGGGCTTCACATTCACAGAAACGTAAACATATGCTCCGCTGTACAGTTCCAACGGGTCAAGGAGAGGTTTCTTGTCCATACCGAGGACACCGGGCTTATTCTGGGACTTGATATTGACGTATACACAGTCCTTATAGTTCGGATCTTTCGGGCGTTCGGCATTACCATCATGAATGGGGTTGCCGATGCTCTCCGGGATTACGCCGCCCCAGAGCTGTTTCTTGCCGATTTCCTTTGCAGCTTCGACAGCTTTATACAGTCTGGTGATCGTCTCTTTATCCGACTTCGGGATGATGAGACAAAGACTGTACATGGGCGGGTCACCCTCACTCATCGCATGCGGTTCAAACACATTCAGGTAACTTGCGCGCCCCTCATAAACCGCTTGGATATACTTCTGTTCTGCCATAGTTGTTTCCTCCTATTGTTTCCTGCGGAGTCCTTAAATTTCGTCAAAATCGTTCTCCGCACTATCGACTTTGCCGCTTGCTGCCGTTCCATCTGGGAGAGTTCCGTCTGGACCAATCTCGATTGCTTCTCGCTTGTCTGTGTCTCGAACGAGGGACAACTTTCCTGGTGGTTTGTAGATCAGTTCACCCAAGATTCGATTGAATTCTTTCCGACCTCCCAAGTACTCAGTCATTTCGGTAATGCCCAAAAGCTCCGGCTTCTTATAGAAATCGGTATACCCCTCTTTCTTCAAAGCCTGTATCACTTTTTCATTACTGACATAACAGCGTTTGGTTTTTCCCTCTACAATCTTAAACCCCCTCCACCTTACACCCCGGAGAGCACTAGCCTGAACATAGGCATATACGGAATCGATCCAATCACGGATTACATTCAGCGATGGAAGGATTGCTTCGATTTCTTCGTGGTCGAGTGTCGGCACAGGCTTGAAGTGGAACGGCTGATCTCTCTGATGCTGCGTTTTCTCTTCGATACTGGGCTCAGGTTCAACCTCTGCAAAATCTCCAGCAGCCAGATTCATAGCTTGCTCTGCAAGTGCTCGGCACACAGGCTTTGCTCTACAAAACTTGCACCACTCACCCGGAACAGCCTCTCCTTCGCCTTTGAACGCCATGAGTGCCCTTGGCTTGACATACTCGTCCGCCCAAGTGAGCAGTTGCTCTATCGGGAAAGTATAGGTGTCAATGTTTCCCAGTCGCGGCTGAACGATGCTCAAGGAAACCGTCTTGATATCTTCAAATATCGGGCTGTACATCGAGTAATCACCCAATGCATACAGGGAAAGCTGGGTGTTTGGCATTCCCGATTTTTCATCGGGACCGGCTCTCACCCAGACGCCCTTGCCGTATTTCAGATCTATTACCCATAGTTTTTGCGGGGATACGATTACGGCGTCTCCAGTGCCAAAACTTTCTGGAACCCACTTAGAAAAATCCAACCGATCCTCCACCAGAACCAGTGGGTACTCACAGGTTTTCCGGACTTCCTCCACAGCCTCTGCTACGAAATCCCGGTAGATGTCCGTCATTTCGTCCATCTCTGGGGTGTCGTATTTAGTGGGGCTTCGAGAGTTCTGCCGTTTGAGATACCGGAGCAGCTTCTGTTCGGCCATGGCGTGCGTGGCAGTTCCCTCTTCTGCAAAGATGGAACTCTTATTCGGAAAAGGGGCTTCCAACCTCGGAGATATACTACAATGAATCCAACGGGAACTCGAACTCGCCGAGAGGTAGGCGTGGCTGTCAGGCATCCTTGCTCACTTCCCCTTCACCCAGGATCTCGTGAACTTTGACGAGGAACTCTTCACGGCGATCCGGAGGAACAGTACTCAGGTTCACGGCACCGAAATTCTTGAAGAGCTTTGCGATAAAACTAGAATCCTGCTGGCGTTCACGGAGCACGACAACCAGTTTCACCAAGAGAGGAGAAGCAGTTTTTTTGAATTTTTCCGCTTCCTCATCTTCTTTTTCGGTTGCCGAATCAGCGACTGCTCCTGCTTCAGCATTCGACTTTCCAGCTTCGGTCTGCTCTCCAACAGGAGCACCGGAGTCAGCAGTTGCAGTAACCTCTGAGTCATTCTCCTGCTTCTTTGCAGCTTTCATTTCCGGCAGAGGAGCAGGAACACCTAGCTCAGATACAGCCATGTCAAGAATCAGAGACATACCATACATGATATGGAGCATCGCTTCCTGTGCATCTTTCTTATTCTTCATATTCTTCTTCCCCTTTCCACTGATTCTTCAGCTCATCTCCAACATGGAGGGCTTCCTCCAGCTTTTCGTAGAACTTGTCTTTCTGTTGATTGACAGGCGTGCCCTCCAGCTTATCGGCCAAATCCAGCTGATAGTCCTCGGAGAATGCCCGAATCGGTTTGCCCATTGCTACTGCAAGGGCGACTTCACGACGCATTCCCTCCGACAGCGAATCCAGCCCCTCATAGCCAAAGATCCAAACCTCACTGGACAGCTTCAGCCACTCCAGACCAATCTTCATGCCAAGTTCACGCTGCCACCAGACCTCATCCCTGAGCGACTGGGTCATAAAGAGATGCGGACACAGAGGAGCGAATCCCAACAGAGCTGCAAAGTAAGAGCCCTGCTTTGCGCGCTCCATGTTCTGCTTCAACTCTGTTTTCTGTCTCTCCGGGTCAGCACTCTTAGGACGGTAACGAGAACAGATATACACAGTCGGAAGAGAGCGTTCCAGATCTTTGCGGCTATTTTCACCT